ACAAAAAAGTAGAACGTGAAGATGATCCAGAAGATTATTATCGTGTTGCAACTACACCAATGGAAATTAGTATTGTTTCAATCCCTGCAGATCAGTCAAGTCTTGTTGGTGTTGGTCGTTCTAGTTCCGAAACATTAAAATCAACCATTCAGATAAAGGAGAATAACATGTCTGAAAATATCGATCTTGATGCAGTAAGGGCAGAAGCAGCCAAATCAGCATCAAAAAATGCTAAAGAGATAATGTCTTTAGCAAGAAAGCATAATAAAGCCGATTTAGGTGAAGATGCTTTAAGTCGTGGAATTGACATTGCAGAGTTCAGAGGTGAACTTTTAGATGTTATTGGAAACGATAAGCCACTAGACACTCCTGTTAATGTGATTGAACAGTCAGCTAAAGAAAAAAGAACTTATTCTTTAGGTAGAATGATACAAGCACAAGTGACAGGTGATTGGAAAAACGCAGGCTATGAAAGAGAAATGTCTGAAGAAATAGCTAAAAGAACTGGTAAGCAGTCACAAGGAATGTATGTTCCAGACTTTGCTTGGCGTTCTGGCGTTATGACAACTGCAGCAACTGGTGGTATCTCTGGTGAAAATGTAACAGATCAGTTTGTTCCAACAATCCAAAGAGGTGACTTGTTCATCGAAGCACTAAGAGCAAAACAAGTAATGTCAAACTTAGGTGTTACTTATATGGGTGGTCTAACTAATAGAATTAGAATACCTAAAATTGCTACAGGTGCATCAGCAGGATTTGTTGAAGAAGCAGCAAATGTTACAGATCAAAGTCCAACAGATGCAGGTGTAACATTACAACCTAGAACATTAGGTGCATTCGCAACTATGTCAAGATTGCTAATGTTAGAAAGTGTTCCTGCAATCGAGCAGATTGTTCAAGATGACCTTTTACGTTCTATTGCTGATAAGATTGAATATCATGCAATAAATGGTTCTGGTTCTTCTGGACAACCAACTGGAATTCTAAACAATTCAGATGTGAATAATTTAGATATTTCTTCTGGTACAGACGTTGCAGCCTTAACTTGGGCAGATATAACAGACCTTGTTAAGTTAGTTGAAGAAGATAATGGAGTTGTGAATGCAAACACATTAGGTTTCTTAACAAACCCTAAAGTAAAAGCTAAAATGGCTAATACTGTTAGAGTTGCATCTTCTGATAGTGTAATGTTATTGAATGACCCTTGGAATGCCATTTATGGTTACAAGGCAGAGTTCACTAACAATGTACCATCAGACCTAGACCCGGGTGATGGTGGATCAGATGCATCAGCAATGATCTTTGGTGACTTCTCACAATTAATGGTGGGATTATTTGGCGCACCATCAATCATAGTTGACCCATATTCTGGTTCAAAATCTGGTGATGTAACTATAAGTGTTATGCAAGAAGTTGACGTTGCATTAAGAAATGCAATCTCATTTGCTAAAACAGATGAAATATCAACTGCTTAATTAGCATTAATATTAGGGGGTGGTCTTAGGATCACTCCCATTATATATTGTGAGGTATTATGAAAGTTAAAATTTTAGATAAATGTTACACAGGAATTAATGGTAATATGTTCAAAGGTGAAGAGCATGATTTAGATGAACGTATTGCAGAAAAGCTAATTGCTAGAGGTATGGCAGAAGAATTAAAAGAGAAAAAGAAAAAGAAAAGTATTATTAACAGAGCAGTTAAGGCATTAGAAACACCAGAGGATGAATAATGGCAGTTGAAAGTGCAGCAGATCGATTAATATTCTTAGATGTAGATGATTTTGGAACTACTGCAAGTTATACTGTTCAAGGTGGTTCGGCTGCTAATATTACTGGGATATTTGATAACGAATTTATAGAGGTGGATGCAGGTGGTACTGTTGGAGTGGCAATACAACAACCTAGATTTTTATGTAGAACTAGCGATGTATCTAGTGCTACTGAGGGTGATGCAATAACGATTTTAACAGTAGCTTATACAATTAGGATTGTTCAAGATGATGGAACTGGAATGACAACCTTAGTATTAGAGAAGAATTAATGGCACACGTCAGAAAACAAATAAGAGATGCTGTAATTACTGCTTTAACTGGGTTAACAACTACTGGTTCAAATGTTTTTAGATCAAGAATATATCCATTAGAAAGCAATAAAATACCGGGATTATGTGTATTTAGTAAATCAGAAGATGTAACTTTTGACACATTAAAAAGACCTAGATCAATTAATAGGGTTTTAGAAATTGGTGTTGAAGCATATGTAAAAGCGACAAGCGATTATGATAATACACTTGATACTATTGCAGTAGAAGTTGAAGAAGCTATTGCATCAGATGTTACTTTTAGTGGTCTTGCGAAAGATACTCAAGTGACATCTTTTGAAGCCGATTTTAGTGGCGAGGGTGAACAACCTATTGCCATCGGTCGGTTTACAGTTGAGGTGATTTATAGAACCTTAGAAAATGACGTAGAAACTGCAGCTTAAAAGGAGATAAAAATGGCAACACACGCAGGATCAGAGGGAACAGTTAAAAGTGGTGCTAATGACATCGCTGAAATTCGTTCTTTTAGTTTAGAAGAAAGTGCTGACACTATTGAAGATACAACAATGGGTGACACTTCAAGAACATATCTAACAGGATTAAAAACATTTAGTGGTTCTGTAGATGTATTCTGGGATGAAACAGATACAAATGGTCAAGTATCATTTGCAGTTGGTTCTTCAGTAACTTTAGCAGTTTATCCAGAGGGTGACACAAGTGGAGACACTTATTATTCTGGAACTGCGATTGTGACAGGTAGAACAATCACATCATCCTTTGATGGTATGGTTGAAGCATCTTTCACTCTTCAAGGTACAGGCGCACTTGCTGCTGCAACTGTTTAAAGGTGATTGATGTCATTAGGTGAACAGATAGCAGCTAGACGTGTAAAGGAAAGAAGAACTATTGAAGTTCCAGAATGGGGTGAAAACAATACTCCATTAATTCTTTATGCGAGTGCAATTACTGCAGGAGATATCAATAAGTTGCAGAGAAAGCATAAAAACTTTCTAAATGATATGACTGTAGATGGAATGGTTGATCTGATAATAATGAAAGCTGAAACCAAAGATGGTGAAAAAGCATTTACATTAGAAGATAAACGATTTTTAATGAGTGAAGATGTAAACATTGTTGCTAATTTATCTGCAAAAATGTTTGGTGAAACTGTTTCAGCAGAGGAACATGAAAAAAACTAAAAAGCGATTTGTTAAGGTTTAATTTATTATCTTTAGCAGATCGCTTGCACAAAACAATAGATGAAGTTGAACATTTAACTTTATCTGATATAAATGAGTGGCAAGCATATTTTAAGGTAGTAGAAGATGGCAGATCCAACAAGAATTAAAATTACTGCTCTTGATGCAACCAGAAATGCTTTTAGAAGTGTCACCAGAGGTTTAAAAGGAATAACTGGTGCAGTATTTAGTCTTAAAACTGGTTTAGTTGGATTAGCAGGTGTTGGTGGATTTGGTTTACTTGTTAAATCATCTTTGCAAAGCATTGACACTTTAGGAAAAACAGCAAGTAAATTAGGTGTTACAACTAAAGAATTAGGTGCATTAAGATTTGCAGCAGAAATATCTGGTGTTGAAATCAGAACTGTTGATATGGCAACTCAAAGATTTACTAGAAGATTAGCCGAAGCAGCTAATGGAACTGGTGAAGCAAAAGATGCATTAAAAGAATTAAATATAAATGCTAGTGAAATATCAAAATTACCTTTGCAAGAGCAAATGCTTAAATTATCAGATGCTTTTGCTAATGTTGAAAGTAGTTCTGAGAAAGTTAGATTAGCATTTAAATTGTTTGATAGTGAGGGTGTTGCATTCGTCAATATTCTTAAATTAGGTTCAGATGAATTAAGAAACTTATTCAAAGAAGCAGATGATTTAGGAATATTATTATCTGGATCAGCAGTTCAAGGTGTTGAAAAGGCTAATGATGCTGTTTTAAAGTTAAGTAAATTATTTAAAGGTATAACAGATCAAACTGTAGCAGCTTTAGCTCCTGCATTAGAATATTTAGCTACTATCTTAAAAGATAAAATATTAGATACTATTAAAGGTTCTAATGAAAATGTTAGTGCTTTTGGCAGAACTTTAGCAGGTGAATTTTTACAATCATTAAAAAATGTTGTTGTAGCTTTACAGGGTTTTTTAAATGGAATGGTAAAAGTTATGAATGCCATTATGACTTTCTCACCATTTACAAGAGATATTTTTAAAAACTTTGACCAATTAAAAGAAATTAATATCGATTTTACTAAAATGGATGAATTAATTAGGAGAGTGGGAACTAGGCAAAAAGAAATTAAAATTGATACAGATAATGCAAATAAATCATTTTCCACAATGCAACAAATATTTAATGGATTAAAGGGTGGTTTAGATAAATATACACAAGGAATTAAAACATTAGATCTTTCATTGGCTGATATAACAAACAAAGGATTAAAATCTTTTGAAGACAGTTTATTAAGTATATTTGATAAAACCAAAACTGTAAAAGAAGCATTTAGTGATATGGCTAGGTCAATAATCTCTGATTTAATTAGAATGGCTATTCAACAACAAATTACTAAGCCTTTATTTGGTGCATTAAGTGGAATGTTTGGTGGAAGCACATCATCTGCTCCAATACCGGGAAAAGCTATAGGTGGATCTGTACAAGCTAATAAACCCTATATGGTAGGTGAAAGAGGTGCAGAGTTATTTGTTCCTAGCAGAAGTGGTTCAGTAGTACCTAATAATCAATTAAGTTCTGGTGGTGGTGTTACAATTAATCAAACCATTAATGTAACTACAGGTGTTCAGCAAACTGTTAGAACAGAGATTGCCAACCTAATGCCTAGAATAGCACAAGCATCTAAACAAGCAGTCCTAGAAAGTAGGCAGAGGGGTGGTTCATTCGCAACTGCTTTTGGTGGTTAATAATGGCTATATCTTATCCACTAGCAACACCTACTAATAAAACAATCCAACAAGTTGCATTTTTTGCTAGAAATACAGTTGCAATATCTCAATCACCTTTTACCTATTCGCAACAAGTGCATAAATGGACAGGTCAAAGATGGGAAGCTGATATTACACTTCCACCTATGAAAAGAGCAGATGCAGAAGAATGGATATCTTTTTTAGTTAGTTTAAAGGGTTCATATGGAACATTTTTATTAGGTGATCCATCTGCTGTAACACCTAGAGGAACTGCATCAAGTTCTCCCGGCACACCTATAGTAAATGGTGCTAGTCAAACAGGGGATCAGTTAGTTATTGATGGTGCAACTGCAAGTCAAACAGGATATTTAAAAGCAGGTGATTATATTCAATTAGGTTCTGGAGCATCTGCAAAATTTCACAAGGTTTTACAAGATGCTAATTCGGATGGTTCTGGAAATGTAACTTTAACAATATTCCCAGATTTAAGATCATCACCTGCAGATGATGCAACTGTAGTTGTTACAAATGCTAAAGGTGTTTTCAGATTAAATGAGAATGTTGTTAATTGGAATGTTAATGAAGCATCTATTTATGGAATAACATTTGGTGCTATAGAAAGTTTATAAATGACTAGATCAATCACTTCAAATATGTTGACACAGTTATCAGCTAAAGAAGTTGAATTGTTTTTGGCAATAAAATTAAACTTTGATAGTGGAACAATAGCATTATGGACAGGTTATGGTGATATAACTTTTGGTTCACAATTATATACTGGTGCAGGTACATTATTAGGTTTTAGTGTAGTTGAAGAAACTGCTGAAATAGCTGCTAGAGGTGCGCAAGTTACTTTAGATGGAATAGAAACATCAATCGTTTCATTAGCTTTGACTGAAAGCTATCAAGGTAGACAAGCATTAATATATTTAGGTGCATTATCATCTGGTGCAGTTGTCGCTGATCCTACATTAATATTTGATGGTCGAATGGATGTTATGACTATTGAAGATAGTGGTGAAACTTGCACAATTTCATTGACATTAGAAAATAGATTAATTGATTTAGAAAGAGCTAGAGTGAGAAGATACACACCAGAAGATCAAAAGATTAATTTCCCAAATGATAAAGGTTTAGATTTTGTTTCAGATTTAACAGATAAAGTGGTGCAATGGGGTGGAAACTAGAGTTTCAAATTGGGAAAATCTTTTAGTTAAATATTTAGAAGATTGCAGAGATAAACCTTTTAAATGGGGAGAACATGATTGTGCTTTATTTACTGCTAAATGGGAAAAGATATTAACTAACAATTCAAGATTTTCTGAATTTTTCAATAAATATAAAACTGCATTAGG